CGAAATCGCGTTTCCCTCCCCAGTCGACCCAGGGGTTGCTCTTCGACGCTCTGACCAGGGGTGATGCATGACCGATCACGCGGTTGAGTTGAAGTCGGGTGATCATCGTCGGGCTCTGGTCGCGTTGCGTGACGTGTTGGCCGATCATCTGCTGGTGGCTGATCCGAATGTGTCGGCGCAGATCGCTGCCCGTTTGCAGTCGGTGCTTGCGGAGCTCGCTGGCCTGCCGGATGCGAAGCCGGCGGGGGTGGTTGACGAGGTGAAGAAGCGGCGCGAGAAGCGCCGGTCGGCGTGAGGGTCGGTAAGCAGCGGCCGGCGATCGAGTTCCGTCACCCGTCCCGGTCATCTGCTGCCGATGACGTGATTGTGATGGCGAAGGCCGCGGGGCTCGAGCTGGACGACTGGCAACGGTACGTTCTCGAGGGTGCGCTCGGTGAGCGTGGTGACGGGAAGTGGACGGCGTTCGAGGTCGGGCTGGTGGTCCCTCGGCAGAACGGCAAGTCGGCGCTGATCGAGGCGTTGATCATGACGGCGCTGTTCGTGTGGGAAACGAAGATGATCGTCTACTCGGCGCATCAGTTCGATTCGGCGCAAGAGGTGTTCATGCGCCTGCAGCAGCTCATCGAGGACTCGGAGTTCTCGGATCAGGTTGCGAAGGTCTACACGGCGAATGGCAAGGAAGCGATCGTCCTGAAGAACGGTTGCCGTGTGAAGGTGAAGGCCCGGTCGAAGGGCAGTGGTCGCGGGTTCACGGGTGACCTGATCATCTTCGACGAGGCCTACGATCTGCCGTCGAAGATCACGGGCAGCATGATCCCGGCCCTGTCGGCGCGGTCGATGCGCCCGGACACGGACGTGCAGGTGTGGTATTGCTCGTCGGCGGCGCATTCGCACAGTGTGAAGCTGCACGAGTTGTGCAGCCGGTCGACGTCGGATGATCCGGGCCGCCTGTACTACGCGGATTGGCGTGCGTCCGAGACTGCGGCCGATGATGACGTGGCCGCCTGGTATGAGGCGAACCCTGCGCTCGGTGTGCGAATCAGTGAGGAGTTCGTTCGGGACGAGCTGAATGCGTTGCAGTCGGCGCCCGAGGAGTTCCGCCGCGAACGCCTCGGCATCCCTGATCCCCTCCCGTCGGAGGATGGTCCGCCGGCGAAGTTGGATCTTGGGAAGTGGGCTGATGCGGTGACGCTGCGTCCGCCGACGTTGGCGCCTGGTGAGATGTCGATGGCGTTCGATGTGGTGGACGGCTGGTCGTCGATCAGTGTGGCGTCGGGTTCGTTGGGTGCGGCGTATGTGGCGTGTATTCATCATCAGTCGGGGGTCGGGTGGTTGCCGGCCCGTCTGGTCGAGCTCGTGCGGAAGTGGCGGCCGACGGTGGTCGGCCTTGATGGTGGGTGTGGGCCTGCGGTTGCTGCGTTGGGTGAGGTTCGGGAGCTGTTCGAGATCGAAGGCCTCGACCCGGAGTTGCTCAGGCCGTTGACGTCGGGTGAGTACAAGGCTGCGTGTGGCGGGTTTGTGCAGGCCGTCGATGACGGCAAGCTCGCCCGGCCGCAGGTGGAGCCTGACCAGTTGGATACGGCGGGGCGTTTGGCTGCTGCCCGTGTGATTGGTGATGCGTTTGTGTGGGATCGGCGGACTGCGACTGTGCCGTTGTCGCCGCTGGTGGCGGCGACCTGTGCGCGGGCGCTGCTGCCTGAGGGTGCGGTTGGTGTTCATACGGTGTCGCCGGTGTTTGAGTGGATGGAGGGCTGAATGTTCACGTTGATTCAGCTCGCGGGGTTGTGTCTGTTGATTGCCGGTGGTGTGGTGTTGGCCGGGGTTGGTGGGGCGTTGGTGGGTGCTGGTGTGGCCGCGGTGTATGTCGGTCTTGCCGGTGAGCGTGACGGCTGATGTTGGCGCGGTTGTTTGCGCCGCAGACGCGGGCGATCCAGGCCACGGACTGGGGCACGTGGCCCGGTGAGGGTGGGTCGCAGGCGTGGTCGGGTCAGCGGGTGACGGTTGATTCGTCGCTGCAACTGCTCACGGTCTATGGCTGTGTCAGGTTGATTACGGATTCGATTTCGACGTTGCCGGTGGACTGTTACCGCAGTGCCGGTGATGGCAAGGTGGAGATCCCCGCGCCGACATGGCTGAAAGAGCCGACGGTTGATCTGGATTTCACGGCGTGGTGCACGCAGGTGTTGTCGTCGCTGCTGTTGCATGGCAATGCGTATTTGGCGGTGTTGCGTGGTGAGTCGATGGGGATCGTTGAGGTGGTCCCGTTGGACCCGGCGCGGGTGCAGGTGGTGCGTGAGGCGGGCCGGAAGGTGTACCGGATCAACGGGCAGCGGTACGGCGGCGAGATCGTCCACATCAAGGGCATGATGTTGCCCGGTTCGGATGTGGGGATGTCGCCGATCGAGTACGCGCGTCAGTCGATCGGGCTCGGGTTGGCGGCGTTGGATTACGGGTCGAAGGGTTTCGAGGGCGAGTGGAACATGCCTGGCGTTATTGAGATGCCGGGTAAGGCTGACCCGGAGATCATGGATGCGACGGGGAAGATGTGGCAGCGTCGCCGGAAGCAGGGTGGGCGTGGTCTGCCGGGTGTGTTGCAGGACGGTGCGGTGTGGAAGCCGTCGGGTGTGACGAATGAGCAGGCCCAGTTCCTTGCTACGAGGCAGTGGACGTCGGCGGAGATCGCCGGTCAGGTGTTCATGGTGGACCCGTCCGATCTTGGCATCCCCGTGGTGGGCACGTCGTTGACGTACGGGAATCTCGAGCAGCGCAACATTCGCCGGCTGCAGGTGACGTTGCTGCCGTGGATCGTTCGTGTCGAGGCCGCCGTCAGCGCCCTGATGGCGAATCCGCGGTACATGAAGTTGAACACGAACGCTTTGTTGCGTGCCGATCTGAAGACCCGTTACGAGTCGTATGCGATCGGTCTCGGCGGGCAGCCGTTCTTGAACGTTGATGAGCCGCGCGGGTGGGAAGACCTGTCTGCGCCGCTCGATACTCCCGCCCCTGTGGCGGCTACCGCGCCCCAGGAGGTGCCAGCATGACCATCGATCTGAGTGAACGCGGGCGCGGTGTCCAATACCGCAGCTTCGATCTCGACGAGTGCGAGGTTCGCGAGAACAGCGACACCGGCGGGTTCACCTTCGAGGGTGTCGCCTCTGTCGTCGGCAAGACCTACACGGTCCGCGACAAGTACGGCGAGTTCCGTGAGACCATCGAGCCCGGCGCGTTCGACCGCGTCATCGATCACGCGACTCGTTCTACCAACGCCAAGGGCAAGCTCGACATCGGGTTCTACATCGACCACCGCCACGGCGACATCCCGATGGCGACCACCCGGGCGAAGACGCTGCAGCTCCGGGCCACCCCCAACCTCCACGTCCACGCCGAGCTCGACCCGGCTCGTCCTGACGTGCAGATCGCACGGTCGGTTGTGTCGCGAGGCGAGTACCGGGAAATGTCGGTCGGGTTCAAGCCGACCGCGTCTGGTCACAAGGAGACGTGGAGCAAGGACATGACCGAGCGCCGCATTCACGAGATGACCGGCATGTTCGATGTCTCCATCGTCCGCGAGGGTGCCGGCATCGGCACCTCTGGCGAGTTCCGTTCGTTCGACGACTGGCTGGAATCCCTCGCCGACGTCGAGATGGGTGAGGCCGAGATCCGTCGAGCCTTCGCTCACTTCCAATCGCTGCTCCCCGAAGAGACCATCGAAGAGGTCATCGAGGAGCGCACTGAGTCTGGCCTGTTCGTCACCGACGACCTGCGCCGGCTGTGGGATCAGCGAGCCCGACCGGCCGCCTGAACCACTGCGACAGAGGCAACCAGCCGACCAGCCCCTTGTGCGGCACTCGGCACTTGACGAGTCGCGACACCCCCAGCAGCCAACGGGCTGCGTCGCAACAACTCAACAGGAGAACATCACATGGACATCCGCGCACACGTGGAAGCCCTGAACGAGACCCGCGCACGCGTGTGGGAAGAGGGCAAGGCCCTCCTCGAAGGGGCAACGGGCCGCGAACTGGAAGCCGAAGAGCGCCAGACGTGGGACCGCATCAACGCCCGCATCGACGAGATCGACGACCAGGTTCGTTCGTTCG